ATGCTTTGGGTAATATCCCAACTTATGACGACTCAGCTATTATAAATTTAATTAATCAAAATAAAGAATCTATAGATAGTATTCCAGGCAGTATTAATATGCCAGATTTAAGTGGTTATGCCACAATAGATGATCTAAATAATTTTAGAGATTTAATACCAGAACCCGTACAAACCTATCCAATGCCTGACCCTGTTTTGTTTGACGGTACTCCCAAAAACATAATTGGAAGACCTATTAATACACCAGGCGAACAAAATCGTTTTATTAATGATGGTTTTATAACGCCTGGAATAGAGCCAAGTCAATTAATTCAAGGACCAGTTGATATGAATACTGGTGTTGAGTTTGTGCCAGGAGTTCCAGGAATGTCCATAGATTATATTGGTAGTGATAGGCAACCTGGTTTAGATATAACTCCACAAGAAACAGCAAAAATATCATCACAACAAGAGTTATTAAATTTAATGTCTAATAAAAATGAATTATCACAAATACCAGCTGACGATGGTGTAAGAAATCAATATCAAGTTGAGCTTGATGAATACATTAATAAGTCTCCAATTAACATGGATACTTATAAAGAAGAATTACCAATAGGTAGCGCAATCAATTTAGGAATACCAGCAGTTATGGAAACAGTAGTTCCTATGGCTGTACCTGGATTAGGATTAGCAAAAAACATTTCTAATTCTTTACAAAGTAATAATAATTCTTCTGTATCAAGACCATCTACACCGTCTGTATCAAGACCATCTGTATCAAGACCTAATTACAGTCACTCACAAGTTAGTAAATTTGGAAGATAATTAATGCCATCACAAGAAGATATTTTAAATTCAAACGAAGCAGAGTTAATTCTTAACGCTGAAACTTTCACAAACGCAATTGAAGAACTTAAAAATGAATACATAAATTTATGGTTATCATCAAAAGGAGATGATATAAATAAAAGAGAAAATTTACACAAAGCAATCAAACTATTACCAGAGGTTGAAAGACATCTGCGTATTATCGTAGAGAAGGGTAAAATCACAAAAGCCCAACTAGGAAGATTGCACAAAGTTGTGTAAAATTTAACTAAGTATTGTTAAAATATTACTTTACATTTTTAAGGAATGATTATGACCAACAACGCAAAGCCGATTGGTTTACAAACAAACATGCAAGAGACAGAACAATCTTTTGAAAGTTTTTTGACTCCAGACGAGCAACCAGAAAACGAAATAGAAGAACAAGCATCAGAAGAGCTAGTTAACGAAGATGAAGTTATCGAAGATAACGAACCTTACGAAGAAGAGCTTGAAGCAGATGTAGATGAAGACGAACCTCAAGAAGATCAAGTAGAAGAAGAGGAGTCCGAGCAACCACAGCTATATACAATTAAAGTAGATGGTGAAGATACACAGGTCACGCTTGAAGAACTCCAAAACGGATACAGTCGCCAAAGAGATTATACGAGAAAGACTCAAGAATTAGCCCAACAGCGAAAAGCTATTGAGGCCAAATATCAAGAGGTTTCTCAAAAAGACGCAATTTATTCACAGTTGTTACCAAAGATGGAATCAACTTTGAAGGGCGAGTTAGAAAACGAGCCAGATTGGAACGCACTTTACGAAGCTGACCCTATTGCCTATGTCCGTGAAAAGGATGTTTGGAATGAGAAAAAGCAAAAGTTACAAGCCGTACAAGCTGAATCACAAAGACTGCAACAAGAGTCTCAAGTGGCACAGCAACAAAAACTACAACAGTTTTTACAATATGGTCAACAACAACTGCTTGAGCAAATTCCAGAATGGCAAGATAACGAAACGGCATCAAAAGAAAAGATGGCAATTCGTGATTACGGTGTAAATGTTCTTGGGTACACACCTCAAGAGATGGACAGCGTTTATGACTACCGAGTATTACTTGGTTTAAGAAACGCATGGCTACAACATAAGACACAACAAGCGACTAAAGTGAAACCAACTGAAAAGAAAGCGGCAGCTCGAACCGCTCGACCTGGTACTTCAAACGTCCCTAAGACAACAACTCCTGTGAAAAGAGCGCGTCAAAAATTAGCTAAGACTGGAAAGGTCCAGGATGCAGCTAAATTATTTGAACAATTAATATAAACTTTTTAAACATAGGAAATAAATATCATGGCAAAAGTAACAAACGCATTTGATACTTACTCAGCGACTTCCGATAGAGAACAACTGAGTGACGTAATTTATAACATCTCACCACAAGCTACTCCTTTTATGAGTGCTATTGGTAAAAACTCAATCAAGAACGTAGTTTTCGATTGGCAAACAGAAACTCTACCTACAGCTTCAGGCTCTGGTCAACTAGAAGGTTTTGAACTTTCAAGAGCAGCAGCTACAGCTACAACTAGAGTTAGTAATGTTGCAATGATCTCATCAAGAGATGCAACTGTAACTGGTTCACAACAGGCTTCTGACCCAGCTGGTAAGAAAACTGAAATGGCTCATCAGTTAGCTATTATGGCTAAAGCATTAAAAAGAGACATGGAAACTGCTCTTTGTCAAAAAGGCGCTAAGACAACTGGTAATGCTACAACTGCACGTTTAACTGGTGGTTTTGAATCTTGGATTACTTCTAACGTATCAAGAGGAACTAACGGTGCTGGTAACGGTGGCGGAGCTGCTCCAACAGATGGAACTCAAAGAGCTTTAACTGAAGCCTTATTGAAAACTGTATTACAATCTTGTTTCACAAACGGCGGAGAGCCTTCAATGGCAATCTGTGGTCCTGTAAACAAGCAAGTAATTTCTGGTTTCACAGGTAGAAGTTCAGCTAGACAAATGGTTGATGCAAACACAGTAGAGGCTTCTGTTTCTATTTATGCTTCAGACTTTGGCGAACTAAAAATCGTTCCATCTAACTTCAGTAGAGAAAGATCATTACTATTAGTTGATCCTGACTATGCAAAAGTTTCTTACCTAAGAGACTTCAAAACAGTCGACATCTCAACAATAGGTGATGCTCAAACTAAAATGATTTTATGTGAGTTTGGCCTAGAAATGAGCAATGAATCTGCTCATGGTATAGTTGCTGACTTATCAACTTCATAAGTTAGTTAGAATTTAGGGAGAGTTTCGGCTCTCCCGCCCTTATTTAATATGGCAACAAAACGTACAATCACCGACCATAAAACTGGTTACAAATCAGAGTTCATCACCGAAGATGACAAGCTGGTTTATCATACGACTCAAGATGTTGCTCCCGTCATTGACCACGTTAAGAAACTAAGAGACAATACACTTAAGCCTGGAAAAGATATGCGACACATTGCTGAAGTCCCTATGGTGATTTGGCAAAAGGCATTACGCGAAGGCTGGTCAAAGGATAGAGCTAAATGGAAACAATGGCTCAACGACCCAGATAATAAAGTATTTAGAACTTGGCAAGGTAAAGTATGACATATGCAGAATTAAAAACAGCAATAGCAAATTATCTTAATAGATCAGATTTAACGTCTGACCTAGATACGTTTATCGATAATGTTGAAGCGGAACTTAACAGACGATTAAGAACCAAAGACATGATTAAACGAGCAACGGCTACAGCTGACTCACAATACTTAGCAGTTCCAACAGATTGGATAGAGGCTATCAATGTAGAAATTACATCAAACGATTTTAGTCCTTTGTTCCAACAATCTATAGAGTCATTAGATGTCTATAGAAAATCAAACAACAACTCTTCAGGTCAACCAATTTACTTTGCAATGGTTGATGACTCCATCGAATTAGCACCAACTCCTGATGGAGAATATACCCTACAGCTAACTTACTATGCTAAAATATCTGCATTAAGTGATTCCAATACAAGTAACTTTGTATCAGTCTCACACCCAGATGTTTATTTATATGGTGCATTAAAACACGCTTCTATCTTTTTAATGGAAGACGAAAGAATACCAATGTTCACCCAACAGTTTGAGAAAGCATTAGAAGAAATGAGACTTGAACAAGAGAAAGCTGCATTTGGTAAAGGTTCTTTAATGATGAGAAGAAGAACTTACGGAAAAAGACAAAAGAAAAATTATTACTACGGTAATTAATAAAGGAGAATAGAATGGCTGGATTTTCAGATTATTTAGAAGACAAAGTATTAAAACACGTTTTTGGTGGTTCTTCTTATACAGCACCAGGAACTTTATATGTCGGTTTATTTACTTCTGCTCCATCTGATTCAGGTGGTGGCACAGAATGTTCTGGCGGTTCTTATGCTCGTAAAAGTATGGCAGCAATGACTGTAAGCGGAACTTCACCAACAACAGCAACCAATGGAGCGGCAGTTGAATTTGCAACCGCAACTGGTTCATGGGGAACTGTAACGCATGTTGGTGTTTTTGATGCTTCTACAAGTGGTAACTTATTAGGTTGGGCAGCATTAAGTGCATCTAAAACTGTATCAAGTGGTGATGTATTTAGATTTGACGCTGGCGATTTAGATATTACATTAGCGTAATAACATGGCCTCTATTGGCTATGGTCAACTTAATTACGGGACAGCCGACTATGGCACTCCCGAATATGAGTTTGCTACAGCCACAATATACCAACAATCAAACTTTACGGCTTCTGCTGGTTTAACACTATCAGCATCCGCATCAATTAATCAAACTTCAGGATTCACTTCTAGTGGAACTTTAGTTGTAACCGCATCTGCTACGATTGCACAAACAAGCGGTGTAAGTGCAACAGCAGAGGTAGTTAAATTATCTTCAGCCTCTATAGACCAAACATCTGGCTTTACGGCTATTGGTAAACAAATTGATGTAGCTGAAGCAACCATAGCACAAACATCTGGTTTTACGGCTACCGCAGAAGTAGTTAAACTTGGTGTTGCATCAATAGACCAAACATCTGGTGTAAGTGCTTCGGCAACGATTGTTCTTGATGGTGTTGCAACCATTAATCAAACATCTGGATTTACAGCAAGTGGTGTTCGTATTGCTTTAGGTGAAGCATCAATAAATCAAACATCAAATATAACAGCAATACCAGAGATGGTATTAAGTGGTTCGGCTACAATCACACAAGAAAGTGGCATGACTGCACTTGGCGGAATAAAGCAATTTGCTCAAGCAAGCATAGAACAAATAAGTGGTTTTTCTGCGATAGGTGGTTTAAAATGGGAAGACCAATCTGTGACAGATAAAAATTACACAGATCAGTCTGTACCATCAACAAATTGGACAGACATAAATGTTACTACAACTACCTATTCTGAACAGACAGTAACAGCAACAAACTGGACAGAAGTATCCAATAATAATGATACCTGGACAGAAGCAGCATAGACAGGAATTAAATTATGGCAGATACATTTACAACGAATTTAAACTTAACCAAACCAGAAGTAGGAGCATCTACTGATACCTGGGGAACAAAGCTAAACGCTGACCTCGATTCACTTGATGCGATCTTTGCCTCCAATGGTACTTCAGTAGCATTAAACTTAGACGGAGCAGTCATTGATAGTTCTGTCATTGGTGGCACAACTCCAGCTGCGGGAACATTTACAACACTTACAGCCAACACTTCAATTACAGGTACACTAGCTACAGCTGCACAAACAAACATAACTAGCGTTGGTGCATTAAACGGTGGTTCGATTACATCTGGTTTCGGATCAATAAATAATGGTTCATCGGCAATTACAACAACAGGAACAATTACTTATGGTTCACTATCAGATGGAACTATAACTATCGCTAACTTTATTGACGATGATACTTTTGGTACTGCAAGTGCTACAACTTTAGCAACTTCAGAGTCAATCAAAGCTTATGTAAATAGCCAGGTAGCTACAAAAGATACTCTTGCAGAAGTATTAGCTGGTGGTAACACTACAGGTGGTACAGATATTTCAGTATCTACAGGTGATGATATTACTTTTGCAGATAGTTCAAAAGCTATCTTTGGAGCAGGTTCAGATTTATCTATTTATCATGATGGTATTCATAGTTATATAAAAGATGCTGGAACTGGTAATTTAAACATTCAAGCAAATCAACTTCGTATACAGTCGGACACAGGAGAAAACTTTATTGAGTGTGTTCCTGATGCTCAAGTAGTTATTCGTTATAATAATGACGTAAAATTCCAAACAACCTCAACAGGCATAGACGTAACAGGTACAGCCACGATGGATGGTTTGACTGTTAGTGGTTCTAGCACAGGAACTTTAAATGTTGTTAATTTTTTAAATACAAACACTAGTGCTAACTCAACATCTAATCGTTTAGGACTGGGAATTTCTAATTCGGCTGGAACTAATTATACTTACATTGAAGCTAAAGAAATTGGAGTTGACGCTTATGCTGAAATGAACTTCTACACAGGCTCAACAACTAGAAAACGTCTTACATTAGGTACTGGCGGTAACATCTCCTTCTACGATGATACAGGAACTAGCCAAGCTCTATTCTGGGATGCAAGTGCTGAATCATTATTTATAGGTGCAACTTCTGCTTCAGCTTTAAATAGCTTTAGTGATGATTTAATTATATCTAATACAACAGCAGGAACAGGAGCTGGAATTAGTATTGTTTCTAATGCAACTAATGGTTACTCAAGTATACATTTTGGTGATACTGACGATGCAGATATAGGAAGAATACAATACAACAACGCTACAAATGTGATGACATTTAGAACTAATACTTCTGATGCCATAACTATTGATAGCAATCAAAATGTTGGAATTGGAACTGATAATCCCGCTAATAATTTGCAAATAACAACATCGGGTGCAGGAAGTCCATATATAGGATTTAACCAAGTGTCTGATAATCCTTATATGGAGATGCAAAGATGGTCAGGTGTTGCATCTACATATTATGGAACGAGACTAAAAAATCTAGAAGGACATTTTGTATTTGAAACTACAGATTTAGCAAATGTAGGTTCACAAACTTTTACAGAAAAAATGCGTATTGATTCTTCAGGCAACGTGTTGGTGGGGACTACTTCAGCTTACGGCACTACAGGTACAACTATAAATGCGGCAGGGTTAGTTTATTCATCTGCTGATGGAGACAGAGCAGGACAATTTGACAGAACTACAAGTGACGGTGAGCTTGTTAGGTTTTCAAAGGCAGGAACAACAGTTGGAAGTATTGGTGCTAATGGCGGACACATTTTTATAGCTGGTCAAGGCGGTATGGGGCTTAGATTTTTAAGCACAAATGTTGTACCAGCAGATAGTTCAGGTAATAGTTCAGACGGGACTAAGGATTTAGGTGGTGCTTTAGCAAAATTCAAAGACCTTCACCTTTCAGGTCAAGCATACGCTAGTACTTATCGCAAGGATGGTGATTCAGATACTTACTTAAATTTCCCAGCAGCAAATCAATTATCTTTAGTTGGCGGTGGTTCAACATTATTTAAAGCTTATCAAATAGCAGGAGCTTATGGTGTTTTAGAAGCATACGGCAGTGGTTCTTCTACCTATCCAAACTACACTTTCAATGGTGATAGTAATACAGGAATGTATCGTGCAACAACTGATACTTTAGCTTTTACAACTGGCGGTTCTGAAAAAATGCGTATTGATGCATCAGGCAATGTTACTGTTAGTGCAGGCAATAGTTATACTGACAACGGAACAGGTGGTGGAAGCGGTGTTAGAATCAAAGATGTTGGTGGCACAAGAGGTGAAATAGGAATAGAAAAAACTGGCACAGGTGCGGCTGGAATGGTTTACTTCTACAACGGCAATGGTGAAGTTGGTAAAATCATAACAGATGGTAGTGCAACATCTTATAACACTTCTTCAGATTACAGATTAAAAGAAAATGTAGATTATGACTTTACTGCTCTTGATAGAGTTGCACAATTAAAACCAGCTAGATTTAATTTCATAGCTGATGCAGACACAACAGTTGATGGTTTCTTAGCACACGAAGTACAAGACATAGTTCCAGAAGCTATATCAGGTGAAAAAGATGCGGTTGATGATGAAGGTAATCCTGAGTATCAAGGCATAGATCAAAGCAAACTTGTACCTCTTTTAACCAAAGCTATACAAGAACAACAAGAACAAATCGAATCACTAAAAAGTGAAATTGCTAACTTAAAAGGAGAATAAAAATGGCAAATACATATACATGGGATTGTAAAACAGTTGATGTTTACCCAAACCACGACAGTCACTCAGACGTTGTTTACAACGTCCATTGGAGACTAGACGCAGTAAGCGACCAAACACATGAAGATGTCCATTACACAGCTACATCTTATGGTACTCACAGCGTTAATGCAGATGACATAGAAAACTTTGTACCATTTGCTAATCTTACTAACGATGTAGTAAGTGGTTGGGTGATAGATGGAATGGGTGAAGATGAAGTTGCTAATATTAAATCAGGATTAGACAACAACATTGCTGACCAAATCAATCCAACAAGCGAAACAAAAACAATAGCAGGTTAATAATGCCTTTACTACCAGTCACCCCTCCCGCTGGAGTAGTCACCAATGGAACAGACTACGCTAACAAAGGGCGTTGGACTGATAGTAATTTAGTGCGTTTTCAAAATGGTTTTCTACGACCTATTGGTGGTTGGGAAAAAATAAGAAATACAGCTTTAACAGGTACGCCAACAGGAATGTTTGCGTACATTACCAATGCTGGTAAAAAAGTTTTAGCCGTTGGAACAAGACAAAAGATTTTTGTTAACCATGACGGAACTTGGTATGACATTACTCCTTCTGGTTTTGTGTCTGACCAATCAACCGACCCACTTGGATACGGTGCATATAACTATGACGTTGAAGACTACGGAGATGCTAGAAGTCAATCTGGATTGTTCTTTGATTCTAAATCATGGTCTTTTGATAACTTTGGTGAAGACTTGCTTTTCTGTTGTGCAAGTGATGGCAAGATTTATAAATGGTCACCTTCTGCACCCTCAACTATAGGCTCACAGCTAACTAATTCTCCAACAGGATGTTCTGGTGTTTTAGTCACCAACGAACGTCATGTGTTAGCTTTAGGCGCTGGTGGCGATCCTAGAAAAGTACAATGGTCATCAAGAGAGGCAAGCACTACCTGGACAGCTGCATCAACGAATACAGCTGGTGATTTACAAATACCAACAGGCGGTAGAATACTAGGTGGAGTTAAGTGGCAAACAGATGTCATTATTTTTACTGATACAGGTATCGCAAGACTTTACTATACTGGTTCTCCTTTTATCTATGGTATTCAAGATGCTGGTACTAACTGTAAAGCTGCATCTCCTAGAACAATCGTAACGGCTGGTAACTTTTTAGCATGGATGGGGGAAAACTCATTCTTTGTTTTTGATGGTTCAGTTAAAGAAATTAAATGTGATGTGCATGACCACATCTTTGATAATATTAAATATCAATACAGACGTATTGCTTGTGGTGGTCACAACTCTAACTTTAATGAGATATGGTGGTTTTATCCAGTTGGCGATGCACAAAAAAATCCAAACAAATATGTCATCTGGAACTATGTTGATAATGTTTGGTCAATCGGTGAAATGGACAGAGGATGTTGGATAGACCAAGGTGTCTTTGATTATCCGATTGCATGTGATTCCCTTGGTAATATTTATCAGCACGATAGCACAACATTAAGTAATTCTGAGAATTTAGGCACAGCCGTACCATACGCACAATCAGGACCTATTGAAATAGGTAACGGTGATAACTATGTGCAATGTAACCAGATACTTCCCGATGAAGAAGCAAACACACTACCAGGTGTTGTTATAAGTTTTACAGGAAAATTTACACCCCTAGGAGCAGAAACAGATTTTGGTAACTTTACTTTTAATAGTGATGGTTACACCGATGCAAGATTTACAGCCAGACAAGTTCGTATGAAAGTAACTGGCGATACCGACCAAATGTTTCAGGTTGGTAATATACGATTAGATTTAAGAAACAGAGGTCGTAGATAATGGCAAGAAGAACGC